AGCGCCTTACGGAACTGGAACCCATCCCTTACTGAGAACAGTAAGGGGCTTCCCGAACAATCCCGACTCCCAGTCAGACAAGTCCGACTGAGAGGGGTCTTCAGTAAAATACTGAAGCAAGTTTGAGAAGCCTTCGTGTTTCCCTACCTGGCGTCGAGACAGAAGTCTCCACGCAAGGAATTCCCATCTCTGAAGATGTTTATTCCACCGATTTCTCGATGAAATATCCGTCCCAGAGAAGGAGTGAAACCCGAAGAGACCAGCAGAGGCTGCTACCACAGGAATGAATTGCTTCATAACCTGAGGTATCGACGACTGTACCCACTGTGCGGTGTGCCAAAATCCCTTCGCAAGAAGGTTGTTGGACACATCGACCAGGGATATGAGCGTGCTGGTTTTGGACTCGGAGTAGTGCTCAAGGAAATACGCCGGTGTCACGTCGTGACCCCGGAACGCATCCATTCCGCAACTCTCTCGGAAGTTACCTGCCGAAAAGGTTTTGGAACGGTTAACCTTGAGGTACATCGAAGAAAGGATGTACTCTACTCTTGGCATCCAAGATACGGGGACGATCAAATCGTCTCCGTATACCCGGACCTGCCGAGCAACCGACTGCCATCTAGTCCGAGGTGGACTGCAGGAAAGACCCGCAGCCACACAGAGGATATAGAAGACAATAGATTGAACGGGGAAGGTAAGTGCTGATCCCATAGACGAGAACTTCTTAAGCTTGTGAAGCGTAGGAAGCTTTTTGTCAATGTCGTTACTTACGTAACGTGTTCTGGTAACCATAAGAGCGCGTAGTAAAGGAATGTTATTCCTAAACATGCGCTCTACCAGCCAACAGGACAGCCGGTCCGAAGCAGCCGAAAGATCGACTGTTGCGAACTTTCCACTTTGGGAAGCAGTTCGAGCAGCATCCCTGGAAAAGTCTTGTCGACGAAAGTCGATAGACTTACCAAGTATGGTGCTACGGATCCTCGTGTCAAGGAAGTCCCTGACACACTGCTGAGTCCATTGATTACAGGTAGGTTCCGCGGCAATGAGCCGAGGGCTTTTCTGTGTCTTTGGAACAGCAATCAGTCTGGAGGAAGTCTCGACGAATCGAGGCATTCCTTCTGACTCAAGGTTCCATCCGGCCAGTATGGAGGTGTTGGCAATTGCAAACACCTCTGCTGGGAAGACGAACTGAAGTCTTGGAGACCACCCAGGGAAGGAGTACTTGTACCCCCCCCCTGTGGTGATATCGGAGACAGCACCAGGTCCGTGCCTGAATCGACTCTCAGAGGGGACGAAGTCTCCAATAAGGGCCGAGACCCTGTCAGCAACAAGCTGTACAAGGCCAAACAGGTGACTGTCGGAGGATCTTGTTCTTCCGAACAAATCCTCTTGACTTCCGCATAGTTCGCTAACCAGGCTTGTGGCCCGAGTAGCACTATGAGAAAGATCACTACCATCCCCATCCCAATTAAGGGAAGGAGGCGGGAGAGACGAGTCGACATCGAAGTACTCCTTTGTGGTTAAGAATAACCTGTGAGGAGCGCAATCCTTACGATACTTCTTCGAAGCGGAATAGAGTGTCCGCAAGAATAAGACGTCGTTCGGATCGATGTCCTGTTTCAGGCATCCATCGATTGAGAAAATGCGCAACCAGATACCCCGGAATAGTCTGGGGATTACGGTCCTCGTATTGATTGACCTCGAGAGAGGTAAACCAGTACGAACGAGGCGCCCCTCGTCCAAGGCAAGGTCGAGTACCTTACCTAAGGCAGGGAGGTGAACGGTAAAAACCGCATCACCATGTTTCTCAAAAAGGGAGATGAGTCGAGATAAATCTCTACTACAATCCCTTAGGAGAGTTGGATGGTATACAGTGACATCCGCGAGGATGGCCCTGTAGAGTCCAATGAAGTCTCTAACGTGGCCTTTAGGCATCTGTCTACTCCTCAGTAGATGTTTGCCCCACGGCTACGAAGTCGAATCAACACTTGCAACCCTGGTTAATTCTGCCAGGTATGCAAGTCACCCTGAACGGTGGGATTGTCGATATAATCGACAAAGCCAGTGAGCAGGTAGCCGGCCGCGGTAAGGTCGTCATTGTACTTGTGGCGAACCACAATGTACGACTGACGGACGATCTCGGGCACGGTGGACGTCTGGAAGATGGTCTGGGTGATCTCCACATTGTGGCGATCGAACCAAGTGCCATCCGCCTGGACCTTTTCCTTCGAATGCCGGATCTTACACCGGAATTCTTGGAGGGTCTCACGGAGCAGATATTCTGATCCGTAACCGTCCTGGTTGATACGATTGAGCACTTTGGCAACGGCGTTAACCGTCACGGTTAGTGTTGCTCCGAAGCTCATAGAGAAATCTCCTTATCATTCAATTCCCCCCCCATAGTTGAGGGCAATTGAAGAAAGGGTCGTCAACTGCCTCACACTTAGAAGTGGGAGGTGGGCGTCGAAAGCTAGACCTCCGGGAGTGGAGCGAGACTTAGTCTCGTGTTTCCATTTCCCAGTCTTGGTCCATGTTGCAATCGATATCGGGGGAGTAGTGACAGTAGTCACTCTCTCGGTGATAGCCGAATGCATCACACAGTAGCGGGAAGACGACACACCAATACTGTTTCTTGTTGTTTCCAACAAGTCACCAATGTTGGTGAAGTAGTCAACCAACCACGACCACGGCAAGGCTTGCCATGCTGTGGCCGGGGATAGGTCCCAACCGTGTACTACACGGCGGGCCATTCGCAACTGCTCTGTCGCATCTGGCATCTTTAGGAGGTTGTCGGGTTTCCAAACCATGGAGACCCACTTTCTCCTGGAAGTGGTGACGTAATGTACGGCATCAATTCCGAAGCCAGTGCTAAAGAGAGATGACGAGTAAGAACTCGTCACCTTGTCGGTCCAGACTGTGCGAGATCTGCGGAGTCCCTTTTCTGTGAAGAGATGGTTAAACTCTTTCACACGTTGATCAACGTGTTCAACAAAGTTGAACAGAGAAGTGACGTCTTTGTAAAGTTGGTTCCACCCAAACTCGCCACGCACTATTGCATTCTTATCCTTTGGTTTAGGACTCGGATGCAAGCGTTCGATATGGGCAGCACCAACGTCAAAGATTCGGTCCGGTATTTGCCGGATTAGCTCAAATAGGATCAGAGGTACTGACACTTCAGGTCTTGAAGGGTTAGTACGTGCGCCTACTTCAGCAACCGAAGCCGCCTCGGAAGGTTCTGCAGATCCTGCGTTTAGGTGATAAGGACCGTCCCAGTTAATGGGCCAGTTATTAAACACGTAAACGATAGGAGGGTTTAAGGACGAGTTCCCAGTCACTGACATGGGACGCTCATTTGTCCACTTGTCGATGTACAAGTAGTTGATACCCTCACGGTTACCAACTACATCGTCACATCGCCAATAATCCCAAACGGTCGCGGTTTCTACGAAGCCGGATTCATGGGTGCGAGTACCACTCACACTCACCGGCGTCTGAGTCCGTGACCTACCTGTAGACATTTCTCTAGCTTTCTAGTGGAGATGCCATTATGGCACGACTCATGTCAGGGGTACCC